CGCGCTGCGCATCGGTGACGCGGCCCTCGCTGAGCAGACGCGCGAACGACGCCTCGATGCGCGCGGTGCGCTCGAGGGCGACGCGCTGCTCGCGCTCCTTGCTGAGTTCCGCAACCTGCGCCTGAAGCGTCTTGACCGTCGCGGCAAGCTCGACAGCGCGAGCCTTATGCGCGCTCAGTTCGACGCTCGTGCGCGACAGCTGCGCGTTGGCGTCGGCCGTCATGCCGCTCACCGGGCCAGCGACGAGCATCGCCGCGATCTGGTCGAGCTTCTCGGTGACTGCCGCGAGCACGCCAGCCTCGTCCATGCCGGTCGCCTCGACCAGCTTGCCGAGCACCATCGTCGCAGCGGCCTCGCTGGCCTCCTCGACAAGCTCCTCAGTCTCAGGCATCCCCTCGGAGACGGCCTCCTCGACCATCGCGACGTCGTCTTGTAGCGCGATGCCCGAAAGACGCCGGATGCCCTGCGCGATGCGCGAAAGCTCCTTGAGCTTCTTCTCGTTCATCGCCGCGTCGACAACTTCCTCCGTGATCGTCGCAGCGGGCATGGCCTCCTCGGCCATCGCGCCCGCAAGCGCCACAAGCGCGTCAAACGCCTTCTTCATCTTCTCCGGCGTGGCGTCCTTCTTGAGGCCGAGCGCCGTCGCGATTGCCATGAGAACTTTCGTGGGATCCATTGCGAGACTCCTGATGTTTCGCCGCGACGGAGTCCCGACGCGGGAGAGAGTGATGGGCGTCATGCCCGGTAGAAATGGTGACGGCGTCAGGCCGAGCTCGTACAGCTCCGCGAGGCCCGCGACTTCGCCAGTGGCGCGGTCGATCGGCGCGAAGTCCACGACGACGCTACAGAAGCGCTGCGCGCCCGCGGCGATCCTCTTCGCGGCGTCGTCAGTCCACTCGACGTAGCCCCACAGCTCGCAGCCCGTCGCGCCGTCGCGCACCTCGAGCGCCTGAATCCAGCCAGCGGCGTCGATGGGCACGCCCATGTCGTGGCGCGGGTGACCCCAGAGTACCGGCACTGGCTGCTCGCTCGCATCGTACAAGCGCTTGATATCGCCAAACACTTCGCGGGTGAACTCAAATGGTCCCGCGGGGTGCCCGTTCCACTGCGACTCATAGGCCATCTCAACCCACGAGCACGTTGCGTTGGCGAGAAGCGGCGACTTCATCGCGGGCTGCGCGGCGACGTCAGCGAATGCGCCGAGCGTGGCGCGCAGGGCGAGTTTGCGTGAGCCGTCAAAGGCCGTGGCGCGTTGTTGATGCGTCATGCGATTACCTCACGAAAGACGAAGCGCCGAAGCCGGGTGTCATGCGAAATCCAGCCGGCGGGCTGCTGATGACTTGCAGCCCTTCATCATCGAGCTCTTCCTGAGACAGCGTCGTGATAACGCATCTGCACTGAAAACCAGCAGGCGGCGAGATATTGGCAAAGCTGCTGTCGTCAGCGCGCCAGACCTTGCGATTCATAGGCGCGTGCTCAGCGCGGACGCGATTGTCCTGCGCCGTGAGCCACTGCCTATACGGGCGAGCCTCGAGGACGTCGGGGTCATTCATTTGCGTCCAGCGTCCCGCGCCGTAGGCCGTGGCGACGTTGGTCCTGTAGACGTTCTCGAGGTAGCTGGCGTCCTGCGGCGCGATGCCGAGCGTGATGGTCTGGTCTTCCATCGCGCGTCGGAAGTCGCGCAGCGTGTTGCCTTCTTCGAGCGTGCGCTGTAGCTCCTCGACGGCGCGGCGCGAGATGACGTCGAGTTGCTCGTCGGTGGCCAGCGCAGCACGGCGACGGTACGCGCGCAGCACTTCCTCGAGGATCGCAGGGTCACCGCCACGCTCGCGCCAGAAGGCCACCGCCTCTGCGAATGGCATCTTGAGAAAGGCGGGCCGCAAGTCGACCGCGAGTTGCCGCTGCGCGCCTTGCGGGTCGAGCTCCACGAGGCGCACAAACATCTGGCCTGCGAGATCGGATTTCACCGACGCTTCGTAAATCAGCCGCTCGAGTTCAGGCTCGCCCTTGAACGCAGCCACCGCCGCAGCCACAGCGTCCGCGCCACCGGCCGACGCGACGGCGATGGCCTCGCGCACCGGCGTGAACGCGACGACGCCCTCTAGGGTCGTCTCCGCGGCAACGACGTACGGTCGCCCGATTACTGCCTGTACGCGCGCCTTGTCCGCGGGGTCGCTGAGAGCGAGGACGTCCGCGAAGTCGCCGACGTCATCGACAGCGCTGGCATCCCATGCGCCGAGCCCGGCGACGTCGAGAAAGGGCGCTCCGCGGACGCACCTCCGAGCGTTTCAGCGGGCGTCGTGACCTCGATCGATGGCGAGCCCGTCTCGACTGGCGGCGCGGCTTCAAAGGGCAGCGGTGAGCCGGGAGGCGCGGGCGGCAACTGAATCTTCGCGACCTCCTCGCCGCCGTCCTCGACGCTCCACGCTGGCAGGCCCAGCGACGCGCGAATCTCGTTGACACGCACGCTGCCCGTGTCGATCGCGTCGCGCGTGATCGGGAGCGAGTCGTCGAAGAGCGTCTCAATGACCGGCAGCGGGATATCGGCCCTGCGCAGGTTGTAGTACGCCAACCAGCGCACAACGTCGCGCGTGATCGAGCCCCACATCAGCGTGCTATCGAGCTTGCTATTCTCGAGCCGCACGCCGTCGCGCGTCTCAGTCGAAGAGCGCGAGCCGTTTGCGCCGCTGAGGTAGAGGTCGGGACTGACGCCAAGCGAGAGGAAAAGCTCCTCGTTCAGCGACGCGCGAAGCTCTTTCCAGACGCCAGTGCTGCCTGCGCCTGCGGGGTCAATGATCTTGATATCCGACGTGCCGCTCGTGACGCCGACGCTATCGGCCGTGAGCTGCTGAAGGTCATCGAGGATGCGCTGCCGCTGCGCGCTATCCGACGACGCGGCCATCTGCGCGAGGACCAAGGGATTCCCGAATCTCTCCGCGCCAATCAGCCAGAACGTCCACACATTCCTTTTGAAAAGCCAGTAAAAGACCGCTGCGAGGAAATCCCCTTGGTCCATCGGCCGACCGGGGTCCGTCCACGGAACGTGCACAAGGAACTTCGCCGGATAGTTGATCGTGTTGTACCACTGATAATCAAAGTCCCTGACCTCGAGCGACCAGTCCTGCGCGTAGCGAAGATTGCGCGTCTGCACCGGCACCGGCTGCGGCATCCACGCGCCGCCGCGACGCGACCACACCAGTTCGTGACACGAGATGCCCATGCCGATCGCGTCAAGCACGCGCATCAAGAACGTCTCGCGCGCCTCGATGCTGGTCAGCCACTCCTTGGTCAGCTGCACCAACTCCTCGGCCGCACCGCGCATTTCGGGCGCGACGTCGTCGGCCATGCGCACAGCGAATCCGCGGCCAGCCACCGACGAGCGGCGCGTCGAGTACGCACGACGCACGACAGGGTCACGGCGCATCTGCGTCGCCATGTCTGCCCAATACTCGTAGTTGCCGAAGTCAAGTTCGCGCAGCGCCGTGCTGATGCGCCCCGGCGACACCGGCTGAAGCGCGCGCCCGCTGATGGCCGACAGCGATTGCGGCCTGATGACGCGGCCCATCTCAGGGATGCGCGTGACCGTGCCCATCGGCTCGACGGGCGCAGCTGCGGCGACGGTGGCCGCTGGCTGCGTGCGTGGCTTGCGAGACGTCATCGGCTAACCCCAGTAGTTCTTGCGCCCGACGCGGGGCGCGTAGTCTGTCGTCAGGTCAGCGCTCGCGCGTCTGCCAGTGCTCGCGATGCCGCTGCCTGCGTGCATCTCCGCGAGCAGATCGAAGGCCGCAGCCATCGCGTCCACTTGGTCGTCGTGCGCGTCGCCCTGCCCAGTGAATCTGGCGACCTCGTCGCAGAGGTCAGGGAGCCACGCAGCGCCCTCGCGCACCAGCACGCGGCCTGCGTTCCACGCTGCTGCCAGCGGTGTGGCGCGGCTGTACTTGTCACCGACTGCAGCTTTGACCTCGACCTGTAGTCCGACGCCTCGAGGTGGCGGCAGCGCGAGGAAGTCCAGCGCACCGCGGTCAGCACCGCCCGCATAGATGCGCGACGCGGTGTGCGGCCAGCGTGCCCTAAGCATCGCGAGCTGCTGCGCGAAATCGCTCGCACGCATCTGCGCGCGCAGCACGTCGAGGACGTAGTAGCGCGCGTCCTGCCCTTGTCCCGCCTTGCCCATCACGACGGCCACCGACCAGTCCGCGCTCGTCTTCGCGCTGTACGCGAGGTCGAGGCCGATGCCGCGCGTGAGCTCGCCCGGTGGCGTGACGTACGTCGTCGGCGTCGCAGAGAAGACCGCGCCTCCTCGAGCACGCGGCTGGCCCATGTAGAGCGCTGCCCATTCATACGGGCCGACCTCGCGCTCACGCTGGCGAAGAAACTCGCGCGGGCGCTGCGACGGCCACAACGACTCGTCGTCGGCGGTGATGGCCGGCAGATTGACGACCTCCCAGCCATCGGCTTCCAGCCTGCCGATCAGGTCGTCCGGGTGCCAGCGTGTATGCACTACGATGCACGAGCCCGTGGGCGCGATGCGAGTCAGCGCCGTCGAGCGCAGCCAGTCGCTGATCTTCTCGCGCTCGCGCCGCGACTCAGCCTCTTCTCGATTCTTGTGCGGGTCATCGACGACGACGACCTGCGCGGCATAGCCGGTAAGCGGCCCGCCGATGCCCGTCGCAAGCAGGCCACCGCCCTCGACAAGCCGCCAGCGTCCAGCCGCGCTCGTGTCATCGCGCAGACTCAGGCCCGCTTCACGCGCGAGGTCGCGAATCTCTTTGCTGCGGTCGTGCGCAAAGTCGGCGCTGTAGGATGCGTAGACCACTGGCCACGTCGGATGACGCGACAGCATCTGCACGATTCCATGCTGGATTAGCGTGGTCTTGCCGAACTGCGCCGGGACGCTGACGCAAGCGCGCACCGTCTCGCCACGCATCGCGCGCTCGAATAGCGCGGCCACTGGCGCGAGGTGATGCGGCGGCTCCCATCGCGGAGACAGCGCGTGCACGTAATCCACGAGTCGCAGCCTGCGCCGCGGGTCTTCGCGTGACGGCGACTTCTCCGCGCGCAGCCGCTCGAGCTCCTGAGTCGCCAGCGCGCGCAGCCGCGTCGACACCTGCGCTTGCCGCCGACCGCGTATCAGCTGGCGAACCGTCATCAGTGCGCCTCGACGTCGGCCTCGTCGTCGTCGGCCTTGTCATCGCCCGCGAGCCGCGCGAGCAGCACCGCGTACCACTCCGAGGGCAAGCACTCGCGAGCAGCGGTGAGCACGTCGTTGGCCGCAGCCTCCTGCGCGCGGATGACCAGCTGCTGCGAGGGCGCGTACGTCTCGGGCATCGTGCGCTCGAGCAACCATGCGCGAGCCTTCCAGTCGGCCTCTTCGCCCGCTTGCGTGGGCTTGGCTTGCAGCCGTATTTGGTCGAGCATCGACTGCTCGAATGCCGAGCGCGCGCGTGCGACAGCGCCGAAGAAATCCGCGTATGGCTCGCGTCCTGCGTCAGCCTGCGAGCGCCACTTCTCGATGCATCGCGGCGACACGCCCTCGGCTTCGAGCGCTGCCGGTAGACGCAGCCCGTTCTCGACTCGCGCGCATACCCGCTGCGTGAACGCTGGCGTGATGTGCGACGGCCTGCCGAGCGGCGCGCTCAGCTGCCGAGGCTCATCGCCCTTTCGCTGCCGCTTGCTCATGCCATCACCATCGCAGGAATCCCGCGCATCGTAAGCGACGCACGCAATACAGGGTCGGCGCAAGCCGATTGCGTGGCAACGATAGGCGCGCATTGACGCATCATTCGCCCCTCTTGCGCGGCTTCGGTGGACGTCGGCCCGACGCAAGGTGCTCGGCCATCCACGTTTGCAGCTCGCTCTTCACTGCGACGACGCCAGCAAAGGTCTTGTACACCGGCAGCGACTTCTCATCGCTTAGATACCGCACGGTGCGCTCCGAGCACCCGCACGTAGTCGCAATCTCTTTCCAGCCTTGCAGATCCCACGGTGTTGCCCTGCTCGCAGCCATAGCCGTCAACCTCCCGTCGTGCGGGACCAGCCCGCGCGCGCTCATCGCCCGATATAGCTCTAGCAGCCCCTCGCGTCGCATCGTGATCACGTGCCCCACTGGCACCTCGACGCCGAACGCCTGCGACGCGTACGCCGCGATGTCGCTGGCAAGCGGCTCCGAGTACGGGTCGACGTCCTCGTCGCGGCCACGCGGGCTGCCACGCATGGCGATGCGTGCCTTCGGCTTCTGCTGCCTGACGCCCTCGCCGTGACGCGGCTGCGGATGCTGCATCGGTAGTCGGCTGCCCATCACGCCGAGCACCGACCACACGACGACCGCGCGCGCCTGCTCGGCCGATAGCCGCTCCTCGACCGGGTACGTGCGCAGCGTCCAGCCGTCCGCGAGGCACAGCGCCCACAGCCGCGACACGGGCGCGATGCGCTCGACAGCCCGCTGCGCGGCGTCCCCTTGCGATGCCCCGCTGCCGCCCCAGGACTGCGCCTCAAATCGCGACGGGTCGCTGGTCGACCGCAAGGGCGCACCGTCGATGCGCGCGGCGTCTAGCGCCCGCAGAGCGGCGAGCACGCCACCAAACGGCGGGCGGCTGCTTTCGCCGCGGTTCTCGCGCGCGATGATGGCGAGCGCGACCTTGGTGGCCTCGTGCTGCCGCTTGGCCCGCTCGCGCATGACAGCGCCGGTCACAACCTCGAGCGGCTCAGCGTCGCGGTACGGCTGCGCGTCGAGCACGTCCACGAGCGTCACCTCGGCGACGTGGTCCTCGAGCAGCTGGCGCACGTCGACGCTGAGAGCGCTGCGCTTCACGACGCCTCGCCGGTAGCTGCGGACTTTTGCGCGCGAGGTCTGGACGTTACGCGCGCAGCTCTGGACCTTTGCGGCTTCGCGACGATGACGCGCTCGAGCTCCACGACGCGCACCTCCACACGGGGCCGCTCGCGGTCGACGTGCGTCGCGACGAGCAGCGTCGTGATCTGCGAGTCGTCTAGGTAGAGCACGCCGTTGAGCGCGTCGAGGATGGTCTTCGCGATGTTGTCGAGATCGCGTCGCCGCTCGTCAGGCAGGTACGCCTCGACGTCGACGCGGTAGCGCGCGTGCTTGCTCGGCAGCCACGGTCCACGCGGTCGCGCGGCGAGCGCGTGCATCCTCACGTTCGCCTGATACTGGCGTTGCTTCGCTGGCGTGAAGCGACGCGCGCCCACCGACGCCGCGCGCTGCCACGGCACGACCGGCCCCGGCACGACGAAGGTCACGTCGAGATTACACGCCATCGAAGAGCCCCAGTTGTCGTGATGCCATGTCGTTCATCGTCGGCGCAACTGGCGCAGGCTGCGGCGCTACCGGCGCAACGGCGCGCGGCTTGCGCTTCGTCGGCTTCGCTGGCGTCTTGAGCGCGTGCGCCACGCGGCGCCGGATGATCTCGACGTACTCCGCTTCACGCTCGATGCCGATCGCGTCCACGCCCTCTTCAATGCACGCAAGGAGCGTGGTGCCGCTACCGCAAAACGGGTCGAGCACGACGCCACCGGGCGGCGTAATCAGCCGCACCAGCCAGCGCATCAGCGCGATGCTCTTCACCGTGGGATGGCTGTTCGTGCGAGCCGCCGCGCCACGGTTGCGCGGGTTGTCGCCGCCCGGTGCGCCAGCGACGCGGCCCTCGTCGCGCTGCTGCGGTTCCAGTTCGGCACAGCCAGCGTCGCGCTCTGCGCGCGAGGGCTTTGCGACATAGAAGAATCGCGATGCGCCGCCGCCGGGATCTGCAGGCCAAGTGCCGATAGCTGCAGCGCTCTTTTCGTCGTCAAACATTCCGAAGCCTTTGCCGCCGCGTTGACCTACACGCCCGGTCTTCGGCCTTGCGATTTCAGTCTGCTCATCCAGCATCGCCGCCGCCTCTTCGTCAAGCGTTACGTTGGCTGGCCAACGGCCTAGCGATGTGGTCTTCTCAAAGCGGTCGAGGGCACGCTCCTTCATCTTCTCTTCGTTGGCCTTGTGGGGGCGTTGCCATCCTTCGTGCAGTTTCGCGTCTGACTTCAAGAAACGAGACGGATTGCCCATATCCTCACCATCCGTCCCGATCCGACACCCATTCACGTTGATCGCGCCCGTCCCATGCGCGAGCACGTTAGCCGCGATGGTGCCGTCGAGGGGCTTGCGCATCAGCCACCAATCTTCAGCGGCGGGCTTGAGAGCTGAGCCCCAACCGCTCCATTGTTTCGCATCATCGGTGACGGGGGCGAAGTTCCAATGACTGCTTTCGACCTTTTCGGTGTCATACATCCAAGGACGTGAGAAACCACCCTCGCCGGAAAGCGCCCCAGATTCCCGCAGGCTTTTCAAGTTGTCTCGTCCCACAAAGTTTTCATGTCCGGGCTTCGGGGCGATTTTTTCTGTGCGCTTCGCGCCTGCCGCCTTGTCGATGGCCTTGCTTACGTCGAGCGACTTCGGGAAACCTGACCCGAACAGATGCACGACCTTGTCGCGAGGTTGCCACCCCGCATCCTCCCACGCCCAGCCCGTCCAGTGCGACGTGCGCGGTAGCGCCCACACTAGCGCGTGACCTCCGGGCTTGATGACACGCAGACACTCGCGCGCGATCTCTGCCATCCACGCGACCCACTCGGTGCGCCCGCCCTTGTCCTTGTCCCAGTCCTTGCCCATGAACGCGATCCCCGCAGGCGGGTCGGTGACGATCGCGTCCACGCTGCACGCGTCCATCGCACGCAGCGCGTCGAGGCAGTCGGCGTGGATGATGCGCGGCGCTTTCATCGCGACCGCCCTCGCAGCTCGCGCTCAGCGTCCTGCGCCTCGTAGTCGGCCCGACGCTGCGCTGCTGCGCGCTCGTACTCCGCACGCGACTCCGCGGCCTCCTCGCTCGTGCGCCCCCAGTGCGCGCGTTGCCGCGGTGTCCACGTGCGCTCCGATGTCGCCAGCGACGGGTTGCGCTCAATCTGGCAGCGACCGCACGCGCCTGCGACGAATCCGGGGTGCCGCTTGCACTGCGGCGGTAGCTGACCGGGCATCAGTTGCTTGTCCTGTCGGGCCGGATGCTCAGCTCGACGGTAATGCGTTCCAAGCGCATGGGGCACCAGCGCGGCGGTGTCGTCGGCGGCTCCGTCGCAAGGTCTGGCGACGCGACGACGATGCGGTCGTCCGACACGGTGCACGCGTGCTCGATCGTCATTGAGTCGACGCCGCGGATATCGGTGCCCAAGAACGGACAGGTCGAGCACCCGTCGAAGATGATTAGCTGCATTTGCGTTGCTCCGCGCGCGCTGGCGCTCGACACCGACGATCTGATTCCCGCTGCTGCTTGAGCCGCGCTTGATGCGCGCACGCCTCGCCGCAGTATTGCAGACGCCGCACGCTGGCGTCGTAGGTAAATCGCCGCCGACACGTGGCGCACTGGAGCCGCTTCGGCCCGCGTTGGCTGCGCTGCCGATGCTGCGATGCGGTGATCGACGCTCTCCGCGCGCGATATGCGCAAGCCGGTCCGCAGTAGTCGCAGCGGCGCATTGCAACTGGCCGCGTGAACTGGACGCCGCAGCCGACGCATCGTCGCGGCAGCTCGTCGCGATACGGCCCCGGCCAGCACGTCGCCGTTCGCGCTGGTAGCGCCGTCCTCGACTGCGGGCGCAATCCCACGGTGCGCCGTTCGCGTGCGATGCGGTCGTGATCGACGCACGCCTCCGCGCTCGCAGGCCAGTGGCGCATGACGCCGCAGCACGCGCAGCGCTCGAGCTCGACGCCCATCGCGTCGCGCCCTGCCGCCTGCCAGTCGTGCAGCTGCGCCGTCATCGCGCACGCCTCTCGCGCGACGCCGCAGCACGCCTCTCGCGCTGCTTCGCCCAGCGTTCCACCTGCGACGTGCGCGACGCCTCCCACGCGCACAGCGGCCCGCAGAACTCGCAGCGCGTCATCGTCACCGGCCTGCGATACGTCGCCGCGCACCGCCGACACTCGCGCGACGGCTCGCCCTCGCGATACGGCCCTGCCCAGACGCCCGACGACGGCTGCGGCCTCTTGCGCGCGTACGCCTTGCGCTTGCTGCTGCGCTGAATGCCCGCGCGTCGCGCCGACGTGCACGCATCCTCCGCGAGCGGCCAGTGCGCCATGACGCCGCAATACCGGCAGCGCGCGCGCGGCTCACCGAGGTCGCTGCGGCCCTCGTCGTGCCAGGCGTGCCCACTCACGACCTCTGCCTCCGCTGCTGCGCAGTGTTGGCTGCGCGGATATTCTCGACGCTGCACACGCGGCAGCACGTCTGGAGACGCGGCCACCGACGAGGACGCCGAAACGACCGCTGACAGGCGCGACACGTCCGCAACTGCTCCGCGGCGTACGGCCCATTCCACTGGCCCGCGTGCAGGGGCTGCGTCTCGTCCAGCGCGGGGGGCGTGATCTGCGTCCGCACGCACGTCGCGTGAGCCGCGGGCCAGTGCTTGAGGACCGCGCATCGCGAGCACCGCACGCGCTCCTTGCCATCGGGCAGCTTGCCATCGGGATACCACTGGTGCGGCAGCACGTAGCCCGGCAGCGCGTCGTCGTCGTCGTCGATCACGACCGCGCCTCCTGCCGCGCACGATACGCCGCAGCGTCAATGCGATTGCGCTCAAGCTGGTTGTCGCGCGCGCACATCGGGCCGCAGTAGCTGATGACGCGAAACCTCTTCGGGTGCCGGAACTTGCTGCCGCAGCGCTTGCACGTCGACCAGCGATTCTTCGCGTAGGGCCCCTCCCAGTGCACCGACGCGCCGTTGGCTTGCACCACCGGCTGCGGAGCCGATGGCGTCGCGTGGATGCGGTAGCGCGCGTTGCACAAATACGGGCACGCGTCGCGAGCGCCCGCCCAGTGGCCGAGCATCCCGCAGCGCGCGCAGCGCAGACGCGGCTCGCCGTCCTCGCGATAGCCGTCAGCAACGAAGCAGTGCGCCGTCATCGCGGGCTCTCGTGAATGCGCGCCCGCATCATCGCAGCAGCCAGCCGCGAGCGAATCTCGCGGACGTGCACGCCGCAGCGGTACGCAGCCTCGACGTAGAGGTGCTCGTCCAGCGCGCATCCGAGGGATATCTCGCGCGTCAGGACCAGCAGCGCCGTCGTCTGGATGGCGGCGTGGAGCTGGCCGTGGACCTCGTCGTCGTGGCACTCGACCACGTCCAGCCACGCCTGCTCGAGAGCAGAGCCAGCAGGGTCGAGCCTACGTGCAGCGTCATCACTCATTGCGTCCTCCCCACCGACGACGGAGCTGCACCAGCACCGGCACCGGCAATCTCTACCCGTCGACCCCGCTGCCCGTCCCGACCCCGAGCGCCGCCCGCCTCCCCGTCCACCGGGTGCGAGAGAGCCGAGCAAGACCCCCCTACCCCCCATCGACTTTCGTCGGAGTCCGGTCGTAGGCGCATGGGGCGCTTCGTTGCCGGTCGGGGGGAGGTGTCTTGCTCAGCGTCTCGCACCCGTCGCCGGTATGCTCGGTCGCCTTCGCGAAGCGGTGGAGTCCCTACGTCCACCCAGCCAGCTCGCGGCTGACTGCCCGCGCCAGTCCTACAATACGGCCCGCGGCCCGTCAACAACTTTTTCATGGCTGGTTGAACTCCGGTCCGTTGCCACGCACCCAGCCATTCGCCTCAAGCGCGCTGCACAGCTTTTTAGCTTGTTCAAAGGTGATGTACGTCGTGTCGTATCCGCGCTTAGCCAGTTCACGAGCCTGAGGAGGCGTACACATTCCCTTCCTGTATCTTGCGATTTGCGCGCCGATCACCTGATGCGCTTGCCGCTTCGATAGATCCGGTGAGCCGATGCCCCACTTCGTCAAGAGCGCGCGCTGCTCGTCAGTCATTCGCACGCCGCCGTCATATTTTGGAATCGGAAGCGCACCGCCGAACTTGCTCGCAAACGGATCGACTTGTCGACTTGCGTATCGCGGCTCGGCGTAAACCTTTGCGTTGCGCCTGCGCGCCTCGTCCTCCTTGCGCCGCCGTTCCAGTT